GTGCGAGCGAAAACTAGGCGGGTCCGGGCCGGCTATGAGGCCCGGAAGCCTTCGATCGAATGAGAAGCGCGCACGCGCGCGAAGCAAGAACGCTCACGGTTTGGAGCGCATGTCAAGCGTCAAGTTTTCGACTTGTGGAAAGCCCAAGGGAAGAGTACGAACAAATCGACCTCACCAGCTCCGAGGAGACCGCCCAGCATGGCACGCCCTTCACTGTTCACGCCCGAGCGAGTCGCGACGATTCTCGACCTGATTCGGCAGGGCAACACGAGGCGATGCGCTGCGGAGGCCTGCGGCGTAGCGTATAACACGCTGCGTAATTGGGCACGCCTGGGGCGCAACGGCGACCCGGCGTTTGCGTCATTTTGGACGGAGCTTGTAAAGGCCGAAGCAGAGGCCGAGGCCTGGCACGTCGCAAACATCAAGCGGCACGCCGAGACCATGTTCGCGGCGAGCGCGTGGTGGCTCGAGCGAGTGCGTTACAAGACCTACGGGCGTCGCGACGTGAGCTACGAGCGCGAGCGGCGCATGGAGCGCATGGCGAGCAAGATGCAGCTCGAAGAGATCCCGCTTGCAGACCTCGAAGCCATGGTCGCAGCGGAGAAGCGACGCCGGGGTATTCCCATCGACGTTCCGGCGGCCGTTCAGTGATCCGCGTGCGTCAGGCTCGCGAGAGCGATGCGGCGTACGTAGCCGCCACTGCCTTGAAGCAGGCGCCTCGCTTCGTGCGTGGCGTCGACCGCGAGGAGCTCGCGCTGACGGTGCGGGCGATGCTGAACGCTTCGCACATCGTCGTGGCGTGCTCGGAGACCGACGAGGACACGCTCCTCGGCTGGTCGGCCGCCATCGGCGGCGTGTCGTGGTTCTGTTTCGTGTCGAAGGATGCCAGGCGCAACGGCATCGGAACGCGCCTGAGACTTGAGGTGATTCGTGGAAGCTCTGATCCGGTTGGTGTCGGGAGTACATATCGACGGGCGCATGATGGAAACGATCCGCGTTCCCGTCTCGCGGGTGACGTGCTCCGACTTTGGGGTGCTGATTCGTGATGCGTCCGGCGATGGGTGCACGCTCCTCCCGTGGTCGCGCGTCGAGCACGCAAGGTTCCCCTCTGCTGCGAGCGTACTGGCAGCACCAGAGGGCCGAGGTGCTGGGGAGCCTGGAATCGCTCCTGACGCACCGGCTGGGCTTCGGTCTGGAGACGGCGACGCCGCTGCAACGCCAGCTCGCGCGCCTCGTGGACGGAGACCCGCGGCTCGACCCGTCGACGCCTGAGCTCCGCGAGGCCGTGGGAGACGTGACGCCGCTGGTCGGCGTCAGGCCCCGCGAGGTGACGATTGTGGCGGCCATCCGTTCCGCGAAGACCATGCTGTCCGCAGCCGCGGCCATTCGCATGACGCAGACGGTCGACCTCGAGGGCCTCGGTCACGGCGAGGTGCCGCGCGTGCCGATCCTGAGCCTCGACCTCGACCTCGCGCAGGTGGCGCACCAGCACCTGACGGGCACCGTGCTCGCCTCTCCGGTGCTCCGCGAGCTTCTCGTCGAGGAGCCGAAGGCCGACTCCCTGAAGCTCTACCACCCGAGCGGCAGGCCCATCGAGATCTGCACCGTGGCAGGCAAGCGGGCAGGCTCGAGCCTCATCGCGCGCTGGATGGCCGGCGTCATTGTCGACGAGGCGCCCCGCATGGCCGGCGAGGGCGAGGCCGTAGCCAACTTCGACGAGACACGCCGCGTCATCCTCGGCCGTCTGCGCCCTGGCGCGCAGTTCATCAGCATCGGCTCGCCGTGGGCGCCCTTCGGCCCGATCTTCGAGCAGGTGCAAGAGAACTGGCGGAAGCCTACCGCGCAGCGCGTCGTGGTGCGTGCGCCAGGCTGGGCCATGAACCCGGTGTACTGGACGCCCGAGCGCATGGACGAGCTCAAGGCCAGCGACCCGGACGCGTTCCGCGTGGACTGCGCCGCCGAGTTCGCCGCGCCGGAGAGCGCGCTCGTGCCGCCGGACGCCCTCGCGGCAGCGACGAGGCAGGCCGGCGACCTCGAGCCCGACCCGCTGCGCTCGTACGTGGCCGCGATGGACGCCGGCACGCGAGGCAACGCGTGGACGCTGATCGTCATGAGCCGCCACGGCGATAAGCGGCGTATCGACCTGGCGCGGGAGTGGATCGGCTCGCGCAACGCTCCGCTTTCGGCGTCGGAGATCCTGCGCGAGATTGCGGCCATCGCAGCGCGCTACCGCGTGGCGACGGTGTGGTGCGACCAGTGGAGCGCCGACCCGCTGCAAGAGCTCGCGCAGCAGCACAGCTTGACGCTTTACCCCCGCATGACGCCCGCGCGTGACCGGTGGGAGCAGGCCGCGAGGTTCCGCGCGGACTTGCTCGAGGGCCGGCTCGAGATGCACCCGCACCCGGTGCTTCGCGAGGACGTGCTGCGGGCGAAGCGCACGACGACCATGCAAGGCGTGCGGCTCGACCTGCCGACCGGTGGCGATGGCCGGCACTGCGACTTCGTGCCGAGCCTCATGCTGGCCACGGCGCAGCACATTCCGGACAAGCGCCCCGCGCCGCATGAACGCGACACGGATGCGTGGTACGAAGCGGAGGCGGCTCGCCTCGAACGCGCAGCCGACGAGGCCGCGCGACGGTCGCAGCAAAAACGGAGATGGTGATGGCGACTCAATCGATCCGATGGTGGGCACTCGAAGGCAAGGCGGCGCTGGATGGCGTGTGGGCGACCGTGCGCGAGCTCGAGCAGAGCAGCGAAGCCCGGCTCGACGCCTATGCGCGCTACCTCGAGGCGTACGACGTGGAGCTCCCGACGAACGGCCGGCGCGGCAACCCGTACCGCCGCATCGACGAGGAGGTGCTCACGCCGAACAAGTACCGGCGCGTCCTCGATACCATCCAGGCGAAGATCATCCGTAACAAGATCCTCCCGCAGGCCGTGAGCACGGGCGGCGACTACTCCACGCGGGCTAAGGCAAAAGGTTTTAGCTTGTTCCTCGAGGGCCTACTCGCGACCGAGCGCATGGACGAGATCGCCGACCTCGGCGTGCGCGATGCGCTCCTGTGCGGCTTTGCGGCCGTGAAGGTCACGCCGGAGCCGAACCGCGTCAACTTCGAGCGGCTGAAGCCGTGGTGTCTGCACCTGCGCGACGCCGAATGTAACGGCGGGATGCCGCGGCGCCTCTACTACGTGGACGACTTCGACCGCGGCGCCCTCGCGGACATGTTTCCCGAGCACGAGAGCGCCATCATGGCGGCGCCGATGCCTGCCCAGGTGGGCACGACGCGCTTGACCAGCACCTACAACCCCGACGCGGTGCGCGTGGTCGAGGCGTGGAGCCTCGGCACCGAGGACAAGCCCGGCCGGCATGTAATCGCTATCGAGGGCTTCGAGCTCCTCAGCGAAGAGTGGACGGACCCGACGTTCCCGGTTGCCGTGCTCCGCTTCTACGCGCCGCCGATTGGCTTCTTCCCGGTGCCGCTCGCGAAGCTCCTGCTTCCCATCCAGCGTGAGCTCGAATTCACCGCGGCGAAGCTCCAGCGCACGTTCCGCATCATGTCGTCGGCTCACTTCATCGTCGCGCCTGGCGTGGAGTTCAGCACGGAGCAGATGACGAACGAACCGGGCACGATCTGGCGCGCGAACCCGGGCCAGATTCAGCCGTTCAGCCCGCCCGCCGTCGCACCGGACCTCTACCGCTACTTCACCGACCTCGGCCCCATGATGACCGAGATGTCGGGCGCCTCGGCGATGAGCGTGGCGAACCAGAAGCCGGGCGGCGTCACGAGCGGCATCGCGCTCCAGACCCTCGACGACGTGGAGGCCGAGGGCTTCCTGGCGATGCACCGCGCGTTTGCGTCGTGGCACGTCGAGATCGCCAAGCTCGCCATCCGTGCGTGCGCCGCCGTGGCCGAGGAGAACCCGAAGTTCGCCGTCCGCGTCATGGGCAAGGGCCGGGCGCAGACGATCCGTTGGCGCGACGTGGCCATGGACGACGAGGAGTTCGAGATCCGCGTCATGCCCACGAGCCAGTTTGCTCGGGATTTTGCGGCGCGCATCGACCAGGGCGAGAAGCTCCTCCAGCTCGGCGCGCTCACGGTGCCGCAGTTCCGCGAGGTGCTCGACCTGCCCGACCTCCAGGCCGAGACGGACCTGGACCTTTCCGACCTCCAGATCATCGACCGGAACATCGAGGCGATCCTCGTGCGCCAGATGCCGATCATCGCGGAGCCGTTCGACAACCTCGGCATGATCATGCAGCGCGGCGTGAAGGCGTACAACCTCGCACGCCTGAACGACGCCGACCCCGTGGCCCTCGAGCTCCTGCGCCGGTACATCCAGAGCGCCCAGGATCTCCAGGCCGCGTCCCAACCTCCAGCCCCGCCCGCCGCTCCTGGCGGCGCGGGCCTCCCGCCTGACCTGGCGCAGCTCGCCGGGCAGGCACCCGCACTAGCCTAGCGGAGACCCCATGATCGAAATGACCGCACCCGTTGCCACCAGCTCGCAGCAACCCGAGCAGGCGGCCCAGTTCGTCGGCACCAACGGAGACGACCGCCGCGCCCGCCGCGAAGCGGCCGTGGCCGCCATGACCGCGGCAGCGAAGCCGGCGAAGGCCGCACCGGCCCCGCAGGCCGCACCGGAGCCCCAGGAAGCGGCCGAAGCCGACGAGGACGACGGCGAGCCCGTGGACGAGGCCCCGGCACTCCTGCGTGGCGCGGAGGCGCAGCAAGAGGCCACCGAGGACGACGACGAACCGAAGCTCGCGGCCGTCGTGCGCGCTCGCGAGAAGGCCAACCGCCTGCGGCGTGAGGCCGAGGCGCAGCGCATGGAGATCGAGCGCGAGCGTATGCGGCTCGACATGGAGCGCCGCGAGGTGGAGCAGCTCCGCAAGGCTCGCGAGGCCATGGCCCGCGACCCGCTGGCCGGGCTTAAGGAGCTCGGCGTGGACGTGCGCGACCTGACGGAGCGCGCGGCCCTCGAGGGCACCCCGGAAGCGCAGCTCCGAGACCTGCGAGAAGCTCTCGAGGCGCAGCGGAAAGAGCTCGAGGACTACCGCCGCGGCCAGGCGGCGCGCGAGATGGAGCAGACCCGCGCGAAGGCCGAGGCCGAGTTCTTCGGCATGGCCAAGCAGGAGGAGCAGTTCCCGTTCCTTGCGGCGCGCGCCGAGCTGCACCCGGAGCTCGTGAAGGCGCAGGCGTACCAGCTCCAAGAGCAGTACTACAAGCAGACCGGCAAGGTGCCGAGCCTGCAAGAGATTGCAGAGGCGCTGGACTACCTGGCGAGCGAGGAGTATCGTCACGTCAGCGAGCGAGAAGCTCGACGCGGCGCCAGCACTGCCGCGGCACCGGGCAACGGCCCCGCAGCAGGCAAGCCGAGAACCTCCCGCACCCTGAGCACTGCCAGGGCCGGCGAGAAGAGCACGGCGAGCCCGGACCTCCGCGGCATGAGCCGAGACGCCCGCAAAGAGTACGTGGCGCAGCTCTTCCGAAACGGCCGACTCGGCGGGTGATGCTCCGAGGCGGGAGACCTCACAACCCTCTCGCCTGTTTCGGAGTCTCTCATGGCCGTTTTGGACGTTACGACCGCCACCAACATCATCAAGTTCCTCTACCCGGACTACACGGTTCCCCGTGAGCTCCGGAAGGTGAATCCCTTCTTCGCCATGCTCGCGAAGAAGACGAACTTCGTCGGTAAGTCCGTCGAGGTGCCGCTCACGATCAACACCACGCAGGGCGGCTCTGCGCTGTTCAGCTCGGCGAAGACGAGCAACGAGCTCTCGACGAGCTACGCGGACACCTACAAGACCTTCACCCTGACGCGTAAGAGCGACTACTCGCTCGCGACGATCAGCGGCGAGGCCATGAAGGCCGCCGTCATGGACGAGGGCGCCATGGTCGACCTCTTCCAGGACACCATCGACCTCGCCATGATGACGGCGATGCGTTCGCTCGCGCGCAACCTCTTCCGCGACGGCACCGGCTGGATCGGCAAGGTCGGCAGCGTCTCCGGCTCGACGATCACGCTCGCGACCCCCAGCGATGCGTTCAACTTCGACCTGGGGATGCAGCTCTCCGTGTTCGGCAGCACGACGCAGCTCATGGACACGGTGATCAACGCGACCGTCGTGACGCCGATCCGCGTGACTGCGGTGGACCGCAAGGCTGGCACGATCACGGTCAACGACGCCACCAGCATCGCTTCGCCGCAGTACCTTTGCCGCTGGGGCGACCGCGCCACCGCGACGACCGCGGCCTCCGTGTTCACCGGCAGCCGCGTGATCACGGGCGCGGCCCAGTGGCTCGCGGGCTCGCAGGCGGGCGCCTTTTCGGGCACCACGGCCGGCGCGCAGTTCCAGGATTCGATCTACGGCCTCACCCGTAGCGCGGACAAGACCAGCCTCGCGGGTAACTCGCTCGACTGCACGGGCGCGGCTCCGGACGAGGCGATCATCCAGCTCGCCAGCGACATCAACGCGGAGGGCGGCCGTCCGGACCACTGCTTCATGAACCCGCGCGACTTCGCGAGCCTCGTAAAGTTCCTGGGCTCGCGCACGGTCTACGACCGCGCCGTGAGCATCGAGGACGCGGAGATCGGCTTCCAGGCCGTGAGCCTCATGGGCGACGCCGGGCCGCTCAAGTGCGTCTCCGACATCAACGTCCCGCAAAGCCAGATCTTCGCGCTCCAGCTCGACTCGTGGGATCTCTTCTCGCTGAACAGCGCGCCGCACATCCTCGACTACGACAACCAGCAGATCCTCCGCGTCTCGGATGACGACGCGTACCAGATCCGCATCGGCTCGTACGCGAACCTCCGCTGTCGCGCCCCGGCCTTCAACGGCCGCGGCTACAACTACCTCGCCACCACCACGTACTGAAAGGCACCCAGATGGCCGCCCGCTCTTTCGTTCAGCTCCTGGGCGCCGCCGATCCGGGCGTCGTCGTTCTCGGTGTGTCGTTCGCGCCTAACGGCACGAGCGCAGTCAATCAGGCCTCCATTCGTGGCCGTGGCGTCGAAAGCGTCACGCGCGACAACGTGGGCCTCTTCACGGTGAAGCTCGCCGACGTTTACCCCACGCTCCTGTCCTGCACTGCCACGCTCCAGCTCGCGAGCGCAGACGACAAGTGCGTGGCGAACATCGGCACGGTGGACCTCAACGCGCGCACGGTCGTCGTGCGTATCTACGACATCAGCGGCGCCGCCCTCGCGGACGTGGCAGCCGATGCCAACAACCGCGTCAACCTCACGTTCGTCCTCAAGAACTCGCAGGTCTGACCATGAAGAAGCCCGCGCTTCTCATCGCTCTCGGCCGCGGGCCGAAGGGCGAAATGGACGACGAGGAGGAGGCTCCCGCCTCCGAGAACTACGCCGAGGAAAAGAAGGCCCTGGCCGCGGACGTGATGACCGCGATCAAGGGCGGAAACAAGGAAGCCCTCGCCGACGCCCTCGAGGCGTTCGTGATGGCCTGCTCGGAGTGAGGTAGGGAATGGCACGCAGTCGAACGCTTGGACAAATGCGCTCAGATGTTCGGCTGCGTGCCGAACTCGTTGGCAACCAGTTCGTCTCCGACTCGGAGCTCAACGAGTACATCAACCAGAGCCTCGCGGAGCTCTACGACCGCCTCGTGGGCGCGCGAGGCCAGGAGTACTACGCGAAGGAACAGACCATCACGACGACGGGCGTGGAGGGCTACGCCCTGCCGGCGGACCACTACACGACGCTTTACGTCGAGCTCGACGACGGCGGCACGCGTTACCGCCTCGGCTCCTACTCCTTCCACGAGCGCGCGGCGCTCATCGGCTCAACCTCGGTCAACGCCGGGCGCCCTGCGGCGTTCCGCATCATCGAGGGGAACCTGACGCTCCTCCCGGCCCCTACGGCGGGCTACACGATCCGGCACTGGTACGCGCCCGCGTGTCCGCGGCTTGTGCTCGACGCGGACAGCTTCGACGGCGTCGACGGGTGGGAAGAGTACGCGATTTGGCGCGCGGTGGCCTACGTGCAGCAGAAAGAGCAGCTCGACGTGAGCTTCGCGCTTTCGTTCGTCACGAGCCTCGGCCAGCGCATCGACCGCCTGGCGCCGTTCAGAGCGCAGCAGAACACCGAGCGCGTCACGGACGTTTACCGCGTCGGCTACTACGACGCCGATCCCTCGCTCTACCTGCCGCGGCCCTGAGCCATGGCCAAGCCCGTACCCGGCCGCCCCGGACTCATCGGTCTCCTGCCGATGGGCCTCCGCACGATCCCGACGCGCGTACTCCAGACCGAGGACGGCGCGGCGACGGACGCGCAGCGCCACGCGCAGATGGCGACGCAGCGCACGAACCAGGCCATCGAGGTGATCAACCGCCTCGCCCAGCCTCCCTTCGCGAAAGGCGAGCTCCTCACGCAGCCTGACGGCATCGGAGGCCGTAACGAGCTCCTGGCGCTGGTGAACGGCGACAACGACATCCCGCACACCCTCGGCCGCCCCGTCGAGGGCTTCATCGTCGTGGACATCCAGGTGCGCGGCGACGCTGCGCTTTACCGGATTAGCGTCTCGCGCTCTTTCGACGAGCGTTTTGTCCGCATCAACGCGCAGCACGCTTGCAGCGCGAAAATTTGGGTATGGTGACGCCATGGCAGAGCAGAGCAAACCTGGGCAAGGCGTGATCATCCGAGCCGACTTCGGCGGCGGCCTCGATCAGAGCATGGACGCGTGGCGCGTCCCGCCCTCGCAGCTCTCGGAGCTCGTAAACGGGCGTCTCGACAAGGTGGGCAGCCTGCGCAAGCGCACCGGATACCAGCCCGTCGACCCGCCGAAGGCGAGCGGCGGCACGGCCAGCGCGGGCGACCCCATCGCGGCCTACGGAGCAGCCGCGCAGACCGTCGTGCTCGACCGCGCGCGGGACAACGCGCTGGACGACTGGGCGCACCTGTACCCGACGACGCCCGTACGCATCGCGAATGAAAGCGGCTACGTGGCCCGGCAGTACACGCCCAGCACGGCCTCGGCGACGAACGGGTGGACGACCACCGGCCCCGCCTCCGACGTGATCGGCGACGTGATCGTGCTCGACGGCAACGCGGGCAACGTGTGCGAGTGCGTGGACTACGGCGCGGCCGAGGGCTTTATCTTCGTCGTGAAGGTCACGCGCTCGAGCTCCGCCGCATCAGCCTCGACGTTCACGCTTTCGCAGTACGACGCCAGCACGTTCGCGCTGGTTTCGGAGACCTCGCAGACATTCAGCGGGACGGCTCCCGGCGCCAACGCGGCGCGCGTCTACCCAAAGATCCTCGTCTATCCGACGCTCGGCCGCATCGTGGTGGCCGTCGCTCACAACGCGCTCGTGAACCAGGCGACGGCTCAGTTCTACCTCTACAGCTACGCCGCGACGGGCCTCGCGCTCGTGGCGACGCCTGCGCCTACGGTGCGCCAAAACACGGTCGACTACTTTGACGCGACGGCCTACGCGGGCGTTCCTGAGCAGCAATACCGGCCAGCGGTGCCGTGGGACGTGGCGAAGGTCGGCACGGACGGCCTGTTCTTCGCGCAGTACGCCACGGGCGTCGGCATTCGCTGCGAACGCTTCACGGTCTCGACCACGGCGATCACGTCGACCGCTACGGCGGACCACGCCCCCGCAGGCGTCAACGCGCTGCAGGCCCTGAGCATCGCGGAGACCTCGCAAGGCGTCGCGCTCGTGGGCGTCTCGATCCCGTTCAACTCGGCGCTGACGCCGCCCTACCAGACCGGCAACTACCAGTGTCCGCTCATGACGCTGAACGCGACGACCTGCGCGCTCGTGGCGCACAACGTCAACACGGTCACGCTGGCCGTCGCGGGCTCGGTCGCGATTCCTGGCCGGCTCACGGTCGGCGAGTACCAAGCGCAGGATGCAGCCGAGTCGCGCGTGTGCGGCTTCGTTGAGGTGCTCGAATACGCTACGGGCTTCATTTACGCGCACCGCCTCGTGCGCGTGGGCATGGGGTGGGGCAACGTCACAGCGGCCGATGCGCAGGTGCAAAAGAGCTACGCGATCCCGGTGGGGCGCCTCTTCTCGCTGGACTACTACGCCACGGTTCCGAGCACGGACCGCAGGCCGCTGCGGCTGCCGCTCGTCGTCGGCGCATCGCAGCAGACGTTCCTCGGCCGCGTGGCGCTCTCCAACGACCCGTACACCGAGTTTGCGGGCAACTATTCGGGCGTCATCGGCACGCAGATCCTGACGGGCACGGACGAAATGACGCTTGGCTGCGTCAACGGGCCGGTGCAGACCTACGCGCCCCGCCTCCAGCCTTGCCCGCCTCCCTCGGCCTTCAAGCTCGCGAACGTGTGGTACGCGCCGCACCTGGTCGCGCTCGACGGCGGAAGCGGCTTCGGCATCGCGCTCGTGCGCCTCGCGTCTCGAGCTCCTGGCGACGTGCAGCCGAGCGCCTACGCGACGCTACCCATGTTCCCGGCCGGCGTGCTCCAGCAAGCAGACGGCGAACGCTTCTCGGAGGTGACGCTGGCCGACCGCCCGACCATCGGCGCGATCATCGGCACGAACACGGGCACGGCCAACGACTTCACCGAGGGCGACTACCTCGTGCAGTGCGTCGCCAGCTACCGCGACGCCTACGGCAACGTTCACCGCTCGACGCCATCGGATCCCTACCGCTACGTTTCGGTAGCCGCGCCGAACACGCCGCGCGTGTGGACCATCCATTTCTCGTATCAGAGCTACACGAACCGCAACGACGTGCAGCTCGACTTTTACGTGACCGAACCGAACGGCACGATCCTGCGGTACTGGTTCAGCGTTCCGAACGTCGTCGGCCAGAGCTTCGGCCAGGTGGCGCGCACCGATTCAGCGGTGGCCGGCGGCACGGGCCTCCCGCCGCTTGACGCGCCGACGCTCTACACGACGGGCGGCGTGCTGCCGTACGTGCCGGTGCCCTCGGCGCGCTTCGCGGCGCTCTACAAGAACCGGCTGATCGTCGGCGGCTCCGACGACAAGCGGAGCTTGTACTACTCGAACGCCCCGCTTTCGTACCAGGGCGCCAGCTTCGCCGTGGGCAACGTGCTCCGCCTCGAGCACGAGACGGGCGCCACGGCCGCGGGCGCCCTCGGCGACAAACTGATCATGTTCAGCGAGAACTCGATCTGGGCCGTCTTCGGCCAGTTCCGCGACCAGACCGGAGCGGGCGACGCCATCAGCGAACCGGAGCAGATCCACGACTACATCGGGTGCACGCAGCCCGCGAGCGTGGTCTCGATCTCCACGGGCCTACTGTTCTTCGGGACAGACTCCCGCTTCTACCTCATCGACGACCGCCTCGGCCTTGTGCCGGTAGGCCTGCGCATTCAGGAGATCACGCAGGGCAACGGGAACGTGCGCTTCGACAACGTGCAAGCCGTCGTGCACATCGAGGCCGAACGAGAGGTGCGCTTCTACACGCAGGACACCCTGAGCGGCGGCATCGCGATCCTTGTCTACAACTACCAGGTGGACCAGTGGTCCACGGATCGCGTGACGCTCGCCAACCAACCGTTCGCGGGCTCGTGGGCGGCGGCGTGCTGGTCGCGCGACTTCGGCGCGCTGGCGA